GTAGGAACGACGATAACAGGTGGTACATTAGGTATATCAGGAACGATAAGTGGAGCGACGATAACAGGTGGTACATTAGCTGTGTCAGGAACGATAAGTGGAGCGACATTAGTAGGAACGACGATAACAGGTGGTACATTAGGTATATCAGGAACGATAAGTGCAGGGACATTGGTAGGAACGACGATAACAGGTGGTACATTAGGTATATCAGGAACGATTAGTGGAGCGACGATAACAGGTGGTACATTAGCTGTGTCAGGAACGGTAAGTGGAGCGACATTGGTAGGAACGACGATAACAGGTGGTACATTAGGTATATCAGGAACGATAAGTGGAGCGACGATAACAGGTGGTACATTAGCTGTGTCAGGAACGATAAGTGGAGCGACATTAGTAGGAACGACGATAACAGGTGGTACATTAGGTATATCAGGAACGATAAGTGGAGCGACGATAACAGGTGGTACATTAGCTGTGTCAGGAACGGTAAGTGGAGCGACATTAGTAGGAACGACGATAACAGGTGGTACATTAGGTATATCAGGAACGATAAGTGCAGGGACTTTAAGATTTTTAAATTCTATAGGAACCAGTGCGACATTAGGTGGGTTAGTAGTATCAACTGGAAATTTATTCGCTCAATTGATATCAGCGAGTAGTTTAGCTGTGTCAGGAACAGTAGGTGGAGCGGTAATAACAGGTGGTACATTAGGTATATCAGGAACAATTAGTGGAGCGACGATAACTGGTGGTACATTAGCTGTTTCAGGAACGGTAAGTGGAGCGACATTGGTAGGAACGACGATAACAGGTGGTACATTAGGTATATCAGGAACAATTAGTGCAGGAACTTTAAGATTTTTAAATTCTATAGGAACCAGTGCGACATTAGGTGGGTTAGTAGTATCAACTGGAAATTTATCTGCTCAATTGATATCAGCGAGTAATTTATTTGCAACGACATCAACATTAGGTGGATTAGTAGTAACTGTTGGTGACTTATTAGCTCCTACTATAAGTACCGGTACGATAAATGCAAGTGGTAATATAAATTTCTTGGGTGATTTGTATAAAAATGGTGTACTATTTACAGGTAGTAGTGGTGGAAGTGGGACAAATATGGTGTTATCAGGTAGTATTGGATCAGCAAGTGGTACAATTGGATCTATTGCTATATCTACAAAAAGTAATAATGAGAATTTTATAGCTTTTGCTGGTTTAACGGGTGATGGTTCAGATGATTTTAATCACACTTATATAGGAGAAAGGATATATGGTGGTGGGGAAGAGAGTGAATTGTTACTATTTAAAGGAAATGATTCGACAGTTGGAGATGGTCCAGATCGTATAAGATTATTTGCAGGAGAGCATAGATTTGATACATATAATAATGTTTTATCAGGGGTATTTAGCGAAGTAGGTAGTACGGTATCATCAACACGTATGATAGTAACAAATTCAGGAAACATAGGTATTGGTACAACAACTCCTGCTGCAATGTTAGATGTTATAGGCACAGCAAGATTTACAACAAGTGTTACATCAGGTGGTTTATTTGCTACAAACAGTACAGTGACAAATATTGTCGGGACGACAGCGACATTAGGTGGGTTAGTAGTATCAACTGGTATGTTATCCGCTCAATTGATATCAGCGAGTAGTTTAGCTGTATCAGGAACAGTAGGTGGAGCGGTAATAACAGGTGGTACATTAGCTGTGTCAGGAACAGTAAGTGGAGCGACATTAGTAGGAACGGTAATAACAGGTGGTACATTAGCTGTGTCAGGAACAATTAGTGCAGGAACTTTAAGATTTTTAAATTCTGTAGGAACCAATGTGACATTAGGTGGATTAGTAGTATCAACTGGTATGTTATCCGCTCAATTGATATCAGCGAGTAGTTTAGCTGTGTCAGGAACAGTAGGTGGAGCGGTAATAACAGGTGGTACATTAGCTGTGTCAGGAACAGTAAGTGGAGCGACAATAACTGGTGGTACAGTAGCTGTGTCAGGAATGGTAAGTGGAGCGACATTAGTAGGAACAAGTGTTACATCAGGTGGTTTATTTGCTACAAACAGTACAGTGACAAATATTGTCGGGACGACATCAACATTATCTTCATTAGTAGTATCGAGTTCATTGGGAATATCTAGTTATATTAATACTTTTGGTAATATCGTCTACTCCAGTTCTAACTCCACGCCATTTAATTTAAATGTTGAATCTATTAATACACGTTTACGGACAAGTCGTGCTAATGCACTCAACACCATATCATCTTGGACAACTCGTACTCCACTTGATACGACTTTCACTGATATATGTTGGAGTCCAGATTTGGGAATGTTTGTGGCACTTGGGTCTAGTGGAGTAGGAACATCATATGATGGTGTCAATTGGACAGGACGTTCAGTTGTACTAAACACGTGGTCGAGTGTTTGTTGGAGTAGTGAATCGTACTTGTTTGTGGCTGTGTCAACTTCTGGGACAAACAACCGAGTCATGACTTCTTCTGATGGTATTACGTGGACCACAAGAGATACGACATCATTGAATTTTACGTGGCAAAGTGTATGTTGGAGCGCGGAGTTAGGGATGTTTGTTGTAGTAGGAACAGGTGGTATAGGAAGTAATGTCATGATTTCATATGATGGAATTACGTGGACTGCACAATCAGTAGCGGATTTAGATTGGCAAAGTGTATGTTGGTCTGGGGAATTAGGATTGTTTGTAGCAGTGGCAAGTACGGGTACAGGGAACAGAGTAATGACATCAACGAATGGGACGACGTGGACAACAAGAACAAGTGCAGCAAACAATAACTGGCGTAGTGTATGTTGGAGCAGTGAATTAAGTTTGTTTGTAGCGATATCAAATAATTTGGTATTAAATAATATAATGACATCTTCGGATGGGATAATATGGGTGACGCGTTCTTTAGGTAGTTCAGGCTGGAATACTATATGTTGGAGTTCTGAGTTATCATTGTTTGTGGGAGTACAAGCATCGACTGCGATTGTGTCAAGTAGTAATGGTATAGTTTGGACAACACGTACACATTCGCTTGAACAATTGTCGGGATTGTGTTGGAGTCCGGAGTTAAGTATATTTGTATCACTAAGATCAATTAGCTCAGGACCAGAAACAGGTATAGTAACAAGTAAAGTAGGATTACCGAATAGTAAAAGTGTAATATTAGCATCACCTGCGTTTGTAAGTTTAACAGATGGAAATATGTTTGTAAATGGAATTATATCAACTGGAACTTTAAGATTTTCAAATTCTATAGGAACCAATGCGACATTAGGTGGGTTAGTAGTATCAACTGGAAATTTAAGATTTTTAAATTCTGTAGGAACCAGTGCGACATTAGGTGGGTTAGTAGTATCAACTGGTATGTTATCCACCCAATTGATATCAGCGAGTAGTATAGCTGTGTCAGGAACATCAACGTTTGGATCAATAAGGCTTACTAGTACAAGAGGTATATTATTAAATTCAGATGGTACAGATACTAATCGTATAATGTCATTGTTACATCCTACACAAGATGTTGGTACTGATGTATTTTTAGCTTTTGGAAGATCAAATACAGATAGAAATCAAGGAGAAATTAAATTTAGATATGCAGGTGATGGAAATATTGGAAATTATGTTGGTATAGGTTTATTTGGAAGTTCTAATTTATTCGTTAGTCCAACTGGTGTTACAGTAGGAGGAAGTTTAAGAACAGGTGATGTGACAGTTGGTTCTTTACGTGCTATAGGAACTACTAATTATACTTTATCATATGGTTGGTTAAATTCACTTGGTACAGTTGGTAGTACTGGTTCGAGTACAAATCCATATTCGATTTATTCAGAAGCTAGGATAGCAGCGACAGAATTTAATGCATATTCCGATATTCGTATTAAAGAAGATATTCAAGATATTGTTGACATTTCTGCATTAGTAACATTAAGACAAATTGAACCTAAACGCTATAATTATATTGACAAACTTACACGAGGTAATAAACCAGTATGGGGTTTTATTGCTCAGCAAGTGGGATCAGTTCTTGATTATTCAACATCAACAATAACAGATTTTATTCCAAATATATATGATATAGCAGATATAGATAATAATAGTGATGGTCAAATTTATATAAACTTGAGAAATAAGAGTACGATTGGATTAACATCTACGAGCGCAAGTCAAACTCCAACGAAAATTAAAATTTATACAAACGAGAATAATGCAAATGAGTTTACTACAGTTACATTGAACGAAATTATAAATGACACTTCATTTACTATTAATGAAAATTTAATAGTATCTGAGGTATTTGTATATGGTATAGAAGTATCTGATTTCCATACATTAAATAAAGATGCAATATTTACAATGAATGTTGCTGCTACACAAGAATTAGATAGAGAATTAGAACAAGCAAAACAGCGTATAGAAACATTAGAACAAGAATTACAAGATTTAAAAAATAGATTAAATAATGCTGGAATACCTTGAAAATTACATTAATATTTTATTAAAAAATTAATGTAAGATGTTTAACTTGGAATAATAATCCAAGATAGAGCTAAATTACTATCAGTCCAAGCTCCATATAAATTATCTAAACGCATAACATTAGCAGAAAATGTGGTTGTAGTCAAGTTATTAAATGTAACAACATAAACATTTGTATTATTAGTAGTACTAGTTAAATTACCTATAATTTTATAATTGGTATTCGCCATTGTTTGTCCAATAGAAATATTAGAAATAGTATAAACACCAGTATTTCCAGTTGTCGCAACAGATCCAATTGTTGTTCTACCAGATATAGTACTTGCATCAGCTCCATTAATTAGTAGTTTACCTGTAATATTAGTACCCGTTAATGTATCAACTTGAAAAATAGGACTGCCAGACTCATTTAAACATTGGAATTTTATATTTGACATATTCTATTATAATTATAAAATAAAAAAATGTAATGTAATAAATTTATAAAAACATAATTTCATGCCATTTTTTTTCAAATTGTATTTTACAATTTCGCAATTCTTCTAATGAATAATTTGTATAATTATCTATAATATATAATGTTTTATTATACAATTCTTGTATTATATGTTGGTCATTGCAATGTTTATTTGAAATAGTTAATAAATGTTTATAACTATTATATAATTCGATTTTAGTTAATAATAAATTAACGTTTTTTGTATCTTGTATTTTAATAATATCATCGTCATCTTGTGTTGGTGTTAATAAGCTATTATTAATTTCATGTATACTAATTGATTCATTGTCAGATTGTGCTGTAACAGTTATAATTCCATCTTTGTCAACATGAAAAGTGACTTTGATGATCATTTCACCTCTTTTTAATGTATTATTTAAATTATCTAAAATAAAACTTGATAGTAATATATTATCTTTTACAAATTTTCGTTCGCCTTGATATATATCAATTTGTATAGAATTCATATGATCTTCTGAATTTGTAAAAGTTTGTGTTTTTGTAATAGGTAATGGTGTGTTTTTAGATATAATATGTGACATTATACCATTTTCTAATTCTATACCAAGTGATATAGGTATAACATCTAATATTAACGTTTCGCTAAATATTTCATCTTGTATTTGACAAGTTAGTAAATTACCTTGTAAAGTAGCACCCATACTAACAATATGATCTGGATTCAAATTATCGCAAATTATAATATCATTTTTAATTTCTTGACATATTGTTTTAAATAAAGGTATTCTAGTTGTACCACCAACAAGTATAATTTTATCAATATCATAATCTTTGATTGTATTTATGATATGTTTTTTAATATTTTTAAAAAAAATAGAATTGTCATTGTAAAATTGTGTACGAGAATAATATAGCATTTTATCTTGGTTGTTTACAATATTTTCAAAAAACATTATTGTATTTTCTTTAAAACTCAATTCACATTTTGCCTTTTCACACTGTGATTTAATAATATTTAGTTGTTTAGATGTTGGATTTTCTAAAATGAGTTTTCTTAATACAATATTTATTAAATTATTTGTCAAATCTTCTCCTCCCATAAAATTATCACCATTAATATTTTCTACTTCAAATAGCATCTCTTCATAATCCATATGTAGTAATGAAAAATCACTTGTTCCTCCACCGCAATCGATTACTAGTATATATTCATTATTTTGTGGTTTATTATTGAATGCATAAGCCAAGGAAGCGGATGTGGGTTCATTTATAATTCGTAATATGGATAAATTTGCTAATTCACAAGCTTTTTGTAAATGTTGTCTTTGAATATTTGAAAAATAAGCAGGTACCGTAATAATAATAAAATTACTATCTAAATGTAAATAACTTTTAGCTTCTAAAAAGATAAATTTTAAAAATATACTAGTAATTTCTATGATATTAAATATAGTTTCTTTATTATTGTATATAAATTGGATAGAACAGAAATCAGAAAAGGGGTCTTTGATAATGTCTAAATGTTTATTTTTAAAAAAATTTTGTAATTGTTGTGAATGTATATATTCTTGATATGTTATACCTAACAATCTTTTAAAATTATGTATAATATTAGAGAGATATTCTGTATTATTTTTAGATTGTAATAAATCGTAAGCTGTATTTCCATAAAGTATTTCAGATGAGTGTATATCAAAATAAAGGCAAGAAGGAGTGGTTAGTGATCCATACGAGTTTTGTATAATATGTACTTGATTATTTTGATAATATGATATGCAAGTATTTGTAGTACCAAAGTCGATTCCTAAAATTGTCATTATTTAATAAATATATATTATTTTAAATTTATTTTATTGTATAATTTTAAATGTCAGATCAAAAACTTATTGAAAATTATGGTTATGTTCCATTTCCATATTTTCAGTACGTAATTTTATTATTTCAAGTATGGATGATTTATAATCATGAAAAGGTAAATACATTTATGGATAAATATTTTGATCCAAAAGATGAAAATAAACAACATATAAAAAAGATAATTTTAACAATTCCATTTTTGAGTATGGTATATTATGATGTAAGATATAGTAGTTTTTCATTTAAAAACTTGGGTATTCCGCCTATATATAATGATACTATAAAACAATTATTAAATATATTGGGTTCATATGCTTTGATACATATTTTTGCTCAAGATTCTGGGTTTAAAACTGCGATAACACAATCTAAAATTGTCCAATTGCATTCATTATTCATTGTGGCAAGTGTAGGTATGGCATATTCAGTTACACAAAATAGATCACAAAGTATACTTGCTTTAATCTTGTTTTATCATATCAAATATGTTATAAGTGATAATATAGTTGAGTAAAATAAACAAATAATTGAAAAAAAAGTAAAATTAAATAATCAATACATATATATGACTCACATATATGTATTGTTATGTGAAGGAAATCATTATTATATTGGTAAAACAGAGCGTAAAATTGAGAAAAGAATAGATGAACATTTTAGAACAAATGGTAGTTATTGGACAAAAAAATACAAGCCTTTAAAAGTAGTTGAAACAATACAAAGTAATGATAAAATGGATGAAGATAAATATACAAAAAAGTATATGTTACTTTATGGAATAGAAAATGTAAGAGGAGGAACTTATACAGAGATGATTTTGCCAGAATATAAATTAAAGTGTTTACAAGATGAGTTATGTACAATAGACAATGTATGTTTTAGATGTAAAAGAAGTGGCCATTTTGCTAATCAATGTTACGCAAAAACAACCGTAGATGGTAATTTAATCGAATGTGAAGATGAAAGTGAAGATGAAAGTGAAGATGAAAGTTATGATTTAATAAAAAATTATACAAATTGTAATAGATGTGGAAGAAATGGGCATAATATTGGTAATTGTTATGCTAAAAAAACTGTAGATGGAATATCAACGGGTATTATAGATTTAGGGAATGTAATAAAGTTGGTTATGGGGAAAATGAATAGGAAATAAATGTATTTAAAAATAGATTTATATAATATATAGATGAATGTTAATAAATATATTAATTTTGACATATTTACAAATATATTAACATGGTTAGATTATGAAAGTATTAAGCAATTTTTATTAACAAATAAGGTGATTTACGAGTATTATAAAAACAATAATAGGTTTATTAGTTTATTAATTATTAAGAAAATAGATGAAAAATTTAATATACAATGTTTAGATAAAAGTAATAAATTGGAAGGTAAACAGATAGATAATGTTAGTATAATATATAATAGGGTATATAATCAATTTAAAAGGCAAAAAATGATAAATTTGACGGATATAATTATATATTTAATTGAAAATAAATATGATGATTCAATATATATATTAAAAAAGTTGGTATCATTATGTGTTTTAAGAGTTAATGCTTATACGGATAGTATGAATGTGATAATGCATAATGATATGGTATATTTATTAGTGTATTCAAATGTAGAAGAATCAAAATTAATATTAGATAATTTTACGATACCGATAAGTGTAATGTCATATGCTATACAGGAGATATTATATAATAGAAAGGTTGATTATAAAAAAAAGTTATGTAGGATGATAGATTATATATATTGCAAGTATTGTTGGAAAATGGTTGAAAATATGAATAACGTGTATATTCATAGGATACTAGTACATTTTATAAAAAATAATCAACAGAAGATGATTAGATATTTTTTAAAGAAGAAGAGATATTATAAATATAATTTAATATATCAGACATTAATTAACGATTGTTTATTATACGATTCTGTAGGTTGTTTAAAATTATTAATAAGAGAGATGGAGAATGACAGCAAATTATTAAAGATATATATTACGGTTAATAAGGAAATATTAGAAAAGGTTGTAAAAAAAGGTTCATTTTATATAATAAAGTATATAATAGATAATTTATTAGGAAATTTTATAAATATGAACGGATACATATTAAGTATATGCAATGGTATAATTTATTATAATGGTAATAAATTTACGAAATATGTAAAAAAGTTAAAAATGTTAGAGTGTTATTTTGATGATAAAAGTAAAGTTATGATAAATAATTGTTTAGAAAATAATATAAAAAATGTAAATAATATATATTTAGTATAAAAAAAGTAAATTTAAAAATATAGAACAATATATTTTCAAATGTCTATTAGTTTAGTTAGTTGTGTGGTAAATTATAGTAATAAGTTGGCAATTGGTAGAAACAATGGTTTGTTATTTAGATTAAAAGATGATTTAAAAAATTTTCAAATATTAACATCGAGTGTTTCATATAAAGATTCATTATTGGATAAGAATGTGGTATTGATGGGTAGAAAGACTTGGTTTTCAATACCGCGAGATAGGCGTCCATTAAAGGGGCGTATAAATTTAATTTTGACGAATGATAAAGATTTACACAAGATATCACCTTATCCAAATGTATTTAATAGAAACAAATTTGACAAGAGTTTTTATTTTGTAAATTTTGAGCAGTTTATAGATTTTTATAAAAGAACAAATGCGAATGTGTATGTAATAGGTGGTGGAGAGGTATATAACAAGTTTTTAAATATGTCTGATATTTTATTAAAGCCTACAAAGGTGTATATGACAGAGGTATATAATTGCAAATTTGAAAAGGGTATGGAGCCGGATGCGTTTATGGAACATTTATCAGAAGAGTATAAATTAGTGGGTGTATCGGATAAAAAATTTGATGTTGGGTATAAAGTAAATTATAGATTTTTAGAATATAGATATATATATAATTACAAGACTGATGAAACAAAGTATAATGAGTTATTAAAGGATGTATTATATAATGGTAGTGAGCGTATAGATAGAACAGGTGTGGGTACGTTAAGTAAATTTGGATATCAATACAAGATGGATATATCTCAGAGTGTACCATTATTGACAACAAAAAAGGTGCCTTGGAAGCATTGTATAGAAGAGTTATTATGGTTTATGAGGGGTGATACGGATGCCAAGATTTTGCAGAAACGTGGAGTGAAAATATGGGATGGTAATACATCAAGAGAGTTTTTAGATAAACGTGGTTTAGGACATTATAAGGAGGGTGTATTAGGAGCTGGATATGGTTGGCAGTGGAGATTTTTTGGTGGTAATTATAGTCAGGCTTTTTCGGATACATCTGTGATTGATAGAAAAAAGGTGGGTGGATTTGATCAATTGGAGTATGTAGTGGATTTATTAAAGAATGATCCTTTTAGTAGAAGGATAATGATGAGTTATTGGAATCCACCTGATTTTGAAAAAACGGCGTTATTACCATGTCACTATTCTGTACAATTTTATGTGGAGGAGGACATTTACAAGCAAAAGCATTTGAGTTGTCATTTTACGATGCGTTCAAATGATTTGTTTTTGGGTCATCCATTTAATATTTTTAGTTATGCGGTGATGACATATATATTAGCTGCAAAGACGAATATGAAGCCAAAAGAGTTGGTATTTACAGGTGGGGATGTGCATATTTATAAGAATCATTTAGAGCAGGTAAATGAGCAATTGGATAGAAAGAGTAGGTCATTACCGAAATTGCTATTAAATCCAAATTTGAAATATAAAGATTTTAGTGATATGATGATAGATGATTTTGAAATTGTGGGTTATTTTCCACATGGTGTAATCAAGGCGCCGATGGCAGTATAATGATATAAAAAAATGATTTATGTATAAATATAAATATAAATAAGTAATGGGAATAAATTATACTATAAGGTGTTTTTATGGTGTTGTTTTTAAATATGACGAATTAAGTAAAATAAATATTAGTGATTATGAAGATTTAAAAAATGTTGCGGGTAGAATTGGTTGTGAATTTCCGGATGAATTATCAAATATATGGGAAGAAATGAATGGTGATTGTTATTGTATACATCCTTATTTTAATTCTATACAGGAAGATATTCTTTATGTGTATGGTGAGGAATATATAGATCATGAGGTAAGTTGGGGTAGGACGGATGGGATTATAACAGATTTTGTAACATTAGAAAGGTGGTATGATGATAATAAGGGAATTGTAGAAAAAAAGGTATTAAATTTATGTAAACAAAATGGTTTACATTATAGAAATCCGGAGATATTAATGTTATTATCTGTTTATTGATGTAAAAAAATTGAAAAAAAAATGTAAAATGATGTTTATATATAGGTGGTTATTATAAACATGATTTTTAGTGATATGCATATGAAAGTGTTGGCTAATTTTGTTAATCAGATTTCAAATAATATTGAATTTGAAATACGCTTAGGAAAATTTATTTTTAACAAGGAAACAAAGACATCAAAATTTGAATCGAATGTAGAAGTTGATTTTTTTTATACGATGAAAAACAGATTGGATAATTGTAACGTGGAATGTAATTATATTGAGACGGTTGAATATATATATAGTAAAAAAAATTTGAGAAAAATAGTTAATAAAGATGGTAAGATTATGTATATGACGAAACAAAGTTGCAAAAAATATGATATATATGATTATGAGTTAAGATTATCATTAGCTTCAGAAAAGTATATAGATGTAAATGAGGAAATAAATGATAGTGAGTATGATATTATGAGAAAAAAGAAGAGATGTTCCTATAAAATGATAGGGTGTGGTTCATTAGATTTAACGATAGTGGATCAAAATGGCGAGATGAGATATGAAATAGAATTGGAGGTGAAGGAGGGTGATATTAATAATATAATGTATATTATAACGGATTTATTACAAAATCGTCAAAAGAATTTCTATGTAATTACTGGTTTAGAAAAGCGTAATGTGTTGAATGAGTATAAAAATCTAGTAAACAATTATTATTTTATTGGTGCACAACCAGAGACGTTACATAAAGATCAGATTACGGTATTGTATAAAAAAATGTATTCGGTTACGGATAAAGCAGATGGTGATCGTTATTTGATGTTGATTGATAAAAATAGAAATATATACTTGATAGATAATAATTTGAATAATGTTTTAAAAACAGATATAAAATCAAAATCTTATTATTCTACATTATTAGATGGAGAAGTTGTTAGAACGCAAAGTTCTATAATTTTTTTAGCATTTGATATGATGGTATATAATGGAAAAGATATTAGAGGAAACAATGGATATATGTTAAAGAAAAGATTAGATATTTTAAAAGATATAGTTTCTTCAATTAGTTGTAATGAAAAGTATGTAGTAGAGATGAAAAGATATATTTATAAAAATGTATTTTTAGGATCAAAATTATTAATGGAAGATGAAAAGTATTATGGAAATGATGGTTTAATATTTACTCCAATGGATGAACCTTATCCATTGGTAAAAAAGTGGTCATCATTATTAAAATGGAAGCCATCAGAATTGAATACGATAGATTTATATTCGGTAAAAACATTAGATAATACATGGGAATTATATGTACAACATAATGTACAGCAAGATGATAATGTTGTTAAAAAGAATAAAACAGAAAAGGTATTATTTGATGTACAAAAATTATGTAAAAATAGTAATAACTTGGATAAAATTACATTTAAAACAGAATTTGATAATAGTTATATTGATCCTATTACTAGAGAACCTTTTATGTCGAATACTGTTATTGAATATAAATGGGATATGGATAGAAAATGTTTTGTACCATTAAGAACAAGATGGGATAAAACAGTGAATCCAAAGAAACACGGAAATTATAGTCAAGTTGCGTGTGATATTTGGAACAATATTCATAATCCTATAACACAAGAATTATTATTAAAATTTACAATTTATAATAACAATGACGATGTATTTTTTGAACGTATGAGAAAATATCATAACAAGATAAAGGAATATTTATATAACAAATATTGTAATAGAAAAGATTCTTTATTAGAATTATGTTCTGGTAAGGGTGGTGATTTACATAAATGGATATATAATAATATAACAAATGTACAAGGGTATGATATATCAGATAAGAATATAATGGAGTGTAAAAAACGGGTACAATCAATCGGTGATAAAATGAAAAATTATAATTATGATTTTTATAAATTGGATTTGTGTAATAATAATTCTGATGAAATTATATTCAAGAATAATGCTAGTAAAGAATTTGATGTTGTGTGTTGTCAATTTGGATTACATTATTTTTTTAGTTCTGAAAAATCATTTGAAAATATTTTATCAATATTAGATACTTGTTTAATGAAAGATGGTTATTTTATTGTAACATTTATGGATGATTTAAAAATTAATAATTTATTTGGTGATAAAGATGCGTGTTATAAAAGTGAGGATAAAGAAATTATATATTATATGGAAAAGCATATGAATGTTGGTTCTGAATATGGTAATAAATTAAAAATTGTATTGAACGGGAATAATATATTGGGAGAAGGTTCAGATGAATTTATTATAAATTACAATAATTTTTGTAAAAAAATGTCTGATAAGGGTTATGATTGTGTTGATACAGAATTATTTGAAAATTTATACAAGTCATATGAAAATGTGGATGGATATAAATTAAAAGAGTGTGAAAGAGATATATCTTTTTTGAATAGATATTGTGTATTCAAGAAGATAAAAAAGGATGTTAGTATAAAAAATGAGATTTCTTATATTAATACAAAAGATGTATCATATGAAATTATAGATTTACATAAGGATAATTTAAGCGTGTATAAAATTAATACACTATATGATGTTTTGGATGTATTAAATTGTAAAGAATATACATATTATAGAAATGATTATACAAACAAGATGATTGAAAATTTTCAAGATATTAGTTCTTGTATTAAAAATGTAAAATTTATACAAAACCCATTAGATTTAAGTGAATACAATGTAGATAATTGTTTATATATTACATTTTATAAACATACTATAGAGAAAAAGGTAAAGGATGATGAAAATACAGAAACAGAAATAATTGAATACAATAATTGGTATATTGTATTTCACAAAAATCAAATGTTTTTTACGATACAAAAAAATAAAGATGTTGAAACGTTGCAAAAAGATGATATAGAAACTAAATTAACAAAATTATCATTAAAAGAAGATGAAAAAGAAGATGAAAAAGAAGATGAAAAAGAAGATGAAAAAGAAGATGAAAAAGAAGATGAAAAAGAAGATAAAAAAGAAGATGAAAAAGAAGATGAAGAAGATGAAATTAAAAGTGTATTGAATAATAAAAAGGTGACTATAGTGGTATTAAAAAATTATTTAAAAAAGTATAATTTAAAAACATCTGGTAACAAGGATGAATTGATAAATAGATTGAGGAATTATATGATGTAAAGTATTAAAAAAAATGATTTAAAAGTGTAATTATAGATATAATAAAGTATGAGTGCAAATATTGGAAAGAGCAATGTAAATAAAAAGTACAAGTTAGAATCTAATAGTGATAAGGATATAGATATATCTTTGACATTGGAATATTCAAAGCAATCAGAAAGTCCTATTGAAAAGTATGGTTATGATGAGGAATTGAATATTTATAGGAGTAAAATAGATAATATTGAGGGTGAAATTTGGAAAAAGGTTAGATGGTATATAAACAAGTATGATTTTCAAGTAAAGGATCCTATTATAAACAGGGCTTTTTATAAATATTGGGAAATAATTAACGAGTTTGATATATTTGAAGAATATGTGAATAGAGAATTAATATTGCATTGTGCAGAGGCGCCTGGTGGATTTATTCAAGGTACAAATATTTATTTGCAAATAGATAGATTTGTAGATGAAGTAAAAAAGAAGGATGAAAATAAGAACAAGATTGATGAAGAGGGGTTTACATTTGTAAAAAGAAAAAAAACAACAAAAAAAGATTATATTATATATTCAATTTCACTGAATAAAGATTTGCCACAATACAAGATGTATAATTTGCCAACGTATAATAAGAATATTTTAAATAAGTATATATATATCACATATGGAAAGGATAACACGGGAGATATTAATAATATAGAAAATGTAAAACATATTGAGCGTATGACAAATGCATCATTTTATTTAATTACTGCTGATGGTGGATTTGATGAGGGTATAGATTTTAATAATAAGGAGCAATTGCATTATAGTTTAATTTTAAATGAAATAGGTACAGCAATACGTTTACAAAAATACGATGGTCATTTTATATTAAAGATGTTTGATATATTTACAGAGACGAGTATTCATTTGTTATATTTGTTGAATTTATGTTATAAAAATGTGCATATTTATAAGCCAAAGACGAGTAGGCCGACGAATTCAGAAAAATATATAATTTGTAAAAATTTTAAATTGGATGATAATAAGAGGAATGAAATATTAGAAAAATTATTATTGCCGAAATTAAAAAAGAATTTGTACATGTCATTTAGATTATTTGATGAAATTCCGGAAGATTTTGTGGAAAATATTAGAAATATAAATACGATATTGGTTAAAAAACAATGTGAATATTTACAATATGCGATAGAATTATGTAATAACCAAGATTTCTTTGTAGAATATGATTTAAATATAAATGATTTAATAGAAAAAAGAAAAGAAATTTTTAATGAGTGGGCTGAAACATATAATTTAGAGGCTTATGTATAATAAATTTTTAATTAGAGTATTGTAAAACGTGTTTTATTTTCATATAATAATAAAACTGAGCGCAATTAATAAAAAACATGGTTACGAGTAAAATAATAATTGTATATAAATATGGTTTAATAGATTGAAATGCATAATTAGTTATATTAGCGATAATGTATTTTATTTTATCTTGATTCTTTTTTTTTTTGAATAGTTTAAATGAAAAGTCTATAACTTGAGAGGAAATGTCATCTAGTAATGATTTCATATTTTAATATATCATATATAATTAATATGATATATAAAATATTAATTATACACGAAATAAATAAAAATGAATTTAAAAAGGTGAGTTTAATATAACTAAAAAAAATATTAATAAATAAAAATGGAGGCTACACAAGAAAAAAAAAATGTGGAACAACAACCAACTGTGATTACATTAGATAATATTAATTCAATAAAAATTCTGGCTCAATATGTTGAGTTGGCACAACAAAAGGGTGCATTTGATTTAAATGAAGCTGAATTACTAAAAAGATCTTGTGATGTTTTATTAAATGAAGTAATTGATAATGATTTGAATCAGATTAATTCAAGACAATTATTAGTACAGGGTATTCACAAGGGTCAAAAATCTGGTGCATATTCATTGAATGATGCTGCATTATTAAGTAAAGTTGTAAAATTTGTAACAACTCATTTAAGTAATCTACAATCTCAACCACAAGTGCAACCACAAGTGCAACCACAACCCCAAGTGCAACCACAAGTGCAACCACAAGTGCAACCACAAGTGCAACCACAAGTGCAACCACAAGTGCAACCACAAGTGCAACCACAAGTGCAACCACAAGTG